CGTCTAGATACAAGTCGTTTAGGATATAATCCTGCACGATGTGAACAAAATTGTATGAAATGTGAAGATAAAGCGAAATGTATTCATTTTTGTGCCAAATGTAAGGAAGTTTGGCAGGAATCACAGGAAACTAATGAGAAAATGGCAGCTGTCGTTTTTTGTCCTCATCATTACGAGTTTCAAGAGTATAGTCTTTTCAATGATCAGAGTATAGGATCACCTTTAGATACTGCTGCTTTTATTAAAAGATTGTTGGAATATGACGTAGTTAATGACAGATCTGAAGAATTATTGCAGGAACAATTTAAATACATGGCAAAAAATCCGATGAAGTGCTTTCAAACAGATGAATTTCATGATTGTCAAAGTACTATAACAATGAATTTTAATGAACATGATAACAATCGTGTAGGAGTTGTTGATTTGCGAAATCCACTTGATTGTTTAGCATTTAAAGTTATGGAAAAATTTATTGTGTGGTATGAGAAGAATCGAGCAGAAGCTTGTCATAATACTGGAGTAAATATGCAGGAAGACTTTTTGATAGAGATGACATCTCATAATTTAATATTGGGAGTATATCATAGAGCAATAGAATTTGGAGTCATTGGACGAGATACAATGGATACATCTTTGTTTGATTCTTTAGATGCTTATGGTATTGATTATAATTTTGAGACAGCTTATTATCAAAGAATTACAAATACTCCTTGGATTCGTGTAAAATCAGCGTTCAACGAATATTTGGGTCGATGTCGTTCTTCATTAAAGCATATTTGGGATAATTTGAATTTAGAATCAACTTTCATTTTAATACAATTGGCTTTGGCTATGATGCTTATAGTGTGCACTATGTATAAACTTGTGTTTCCCACAAAATGTGCCTCCTGTTCAGACTGTCTGAATGATGAGCAGGATACATGTGTTTTGGAAGCAGCATCTTCGGGTGATACAAACGTTAAAACACCAAAGGTAGTAAAATTGGAAACGCAATCCTCTGGAGAAGCTAAAGTTAAAACTCCAAAAAATGTGAAATTAGAGACACAATCCTCTGGAGATGCAAAAATGAAAACAACTAAAACTGTTAAATTGGAAACATCATCATCAGGTGAGCCTAAATGTCGCACCCAAAAAAATATTAAGCTCGAAACTTCATTGAAATTTGAAACTGATTATCCAGTTGGTATGAAAGCAGTTACAAATATTCTCGATGAGTGTGGGGAAGGTGAGATGTTGGAAGAGGAATATGATCATATTATGCGTCTTCATGCTTATGATGAACAGTATAAGTCGAGAGAATTTCAAGGGAGTGTAGATCCAGCTGCGCAGTCCATTATGGACACTGTGTTTGCTAATAATTCTTATTTAATGCACACAAAGCGTGTTATTGATGGAGAAGAAAGATATTTTGGCTTTGGTACAGCATTGGCTGTACGTGGATCCACGTTTTTATTCCCATATCATTTTGTTGCTTATATGCGAGATATATTGAAATTGCCTGATGAACATCTTATACATTTAACATCAGTTCAAGAGAAACATTCCGCTTCTTTGACAGTCGGATATGTCTTGCGAAATTTTATAAGATTGAAGAAAGGAGATTGGGAAGCTGATGCTGTCATTGTTCCATTGGATCCAGTAGTTAATAAGACTCGAGTGTCGTGTAAAGATATAGTTAAACATTTTATGACTATTGAAGATCAAGCCAAGATGACACCAAATGATAAATATCAAGCAAAATTGTTAGTGATGCATACAGTAGCTATCAAAAAAGAACGTTATTTAGCTCCTATTCATATCCCAATTACGGACGCAACCCCTTATTTAGATGAATCTAATCCTCAATATTGTTTTGAAGAACCAATTCCATCAAGTTTGCCTAACCGTGAGATTTTGAAATTTAGACAATATTGGACATATTTGGCTGGGACAGACAATGCTTATTGTGGAGCTCCTTTGATTATTTTCAATTCAGGAGTAGCAAAGAAAATCGCTGGCATACACTGTATGGGAAATGCCGCAATGAAAGGCTGGTCTTGTGTTGTAACGCAGAATATGTTATTGGACAGTTTGGCTAAGGTTAGTCAACGTTACCAGTGTCAATTAGAACTTCCAGATATGGTTAGTAGAAATGAAAATTCTGATGTTCCGTTAAATGCAAATTTACACATCTTTGGAGATCTCGATGTGGGAGTGTCATCTGGTGGTAATACAAAAATAACAGAATCAGTTTTACATGATGTTTATAAAGAACATACCACGCTACCAACTCAAATGAGACCCTTGAATGGAATTAATCCAATGGAAATAGGCTTGCGAAAGTTTGGTAAACAGACTCCATATGTAAATCCAAAATTAATCAAGGCGTGTGTTTTTGATGTATTTGAAAATTTCAAAACAAATGATGAACAAGATCGCAGGTTCAAACGTGTCTTGACGAATGAAGAGAGTGTTGTGGGTGTTGATGGAGAACAATTTTTAGCTCCAATAAATCGAAAAACATCATTGGGATTCCCATATAATGTGATGTGGAAAGGATCAGAAGGAAAGAAAAATGCTTTTGGCTTTGATGAATACACACTGAATACCCCTCAAGCGGAACGCATATTTGCGGATGTTGATCAACTTGTTGCAGACTGTCAGAGAGGAATTCAGGCGAATGTTTATTGGACGGACACATTGAAAGATGAACGACGACCAATAGCTAAAGTTTTATCAGGAAAGACGCGAGTTTTTACAGCTGGTCCAGTCCATCTAACATTGGCAATCCGTAAATATTTTTTGGGATTCGCCGCACATGTTATGGAAGGGAGAAATGCTAATGATGTGAGCGTAGGCACAAACGTATTTTCTACGGATGTTGAAGAAATTGTCCGAAAATTGTTCTCAAGAGGAAGGTGGACAGATGCGGAAGGAAAGAAACACTGCAATGTCATAGCAGGAGATTATGAAAATTTTGATGGATCTTTATTATCACAAGTTTTGTGGGCAATTTTGGATGCAATCAATGATTGGTATGACGATGGAGAAGAAAACATTGCCATTCGGTATACATTGTGGACTCATATTGTGAATGCAGTTCATTTGTGTGGGAAAACAGTGTGGCAGGCGAATCATTCGCAGCCATCAGGATGCCCTCTCACGGCTGTATTGAATTCAATATATGGTGCTGTTATTGTTCGAATGGGATATTTGGAATGTGCTAAGAAACAACTCGGAGCAGGATTGGCAAGTATGGAATGTTTTAACAAATTTGTGGCAATGGTGGCATATGGTGATGACAATTTAATAGCAGTAAGTCAGCTGATTGTTGAATCGTTTAATCAAACAACTCTTACTGATGCATTGTTGGTGTTTGGTCATGTATATACCGACGAATTGAAAACAGGACAAATAGTAGTTATTCGCGATTTGGAACAGGTCAATTATTTGAAACGCAAATTCAAATTTTGTGATGTGCTACAACGTCATGTAGCTCCTCTAGATATGGATGTAATCTTGGAAATTCCGCAATGGACAAAGAAAGGAACTCAGTCAATGGACATAACAATGGCCAATGTAGATGTTGCTTTGCGTGAACTGTCATTACATGGGCGTGAAAAATTTGATGAATGGATGCCTCGTTTGAGATCAGCTTGTATGAGGAAAAATGTTCCATATCGGTTTTTGCAGTGGGAGGAGTATTATGCTAAAGTGAATGATATTGAACCTGAATGGGAAACGTCAAATGAGTGTGATACCAATTGGGTATTACAAACAGCTTACAAAAGTGAGTCATCAGATGAATTGGACAAATTTTTGCAACAACGAGTTAAAAATTTGGATCAAATTCAATTTATAAAGAATAGTATCAAAAAGTGTAACCTTGGCTCATTCTTTTTCCACAGGAAGTCGAAAACAATATTTCTTGTGTCCTAGAATTGTGAGGATGACGCTTTTAGATCAGCGATAAACATGGTAAAATCTTTTATGAAAATTGATACATGGTGTAAGGAAAATTCAGTTTCGAATATGTGTATCAATGTGGGCTCATGTGATTTTGGAAATCAAATGATATATGCAGTTCCGAATATTTTAAAACCGGTAGTACGTGCTTATTTTCCTTCAGTGCGTATACATTTGCACATGTAAATGTGATCTTTTAATTAAACATAAATTTCCTAAGTCAAAGTTAAATTAAATTGCTATTTACATAGGGGCCGCTATTTTTATAGTTACTTCCAGGATGGCCCGAGGCAGCCCCTCATTATCCAGGAACCTTAGGTGCGAAAATATAGATTAGGTAGTCATATTTTCAAAGTTATTTACCTGCTGCAAATAATCAACCAACAATAGACGAAGTTTGTGATGTCGAGCACGAACAAGTTCAAATTATGTCTCTCGACACTCAAGGTATGATTGCGACCACTACATCTGCGTATGAAGCTACGTCGACATCTCAAATGCTTAAAATGGCTACAGTTGCTGAACCCAATACGCATACCATTCCTGA